CTGGGTCGGTGTTGTATGCTTTTATCATTAATAAAGCTGTTGTTGAACCAACTGTTGCACTTACATCTAGGTCAGTAAAGGAAAGCGGTGGATTTGCAGATGCGTAAATCTCTGTGCTTGTAAAATATAAACGCACTAAGCCATCCACATAACTTTTATTAGCTACTTCTGTGTCTTTGTCTGGTGTTGGTGCTGACGAAGAAGCTATCTGTAAACTTGTAACAGTTGTATATCCATTTAAAGCTGTATCACTATTAAATGTAGTAGTTCCAGTAGTCCAACTATGTTGCCCAGTCCAATCATAATTTAAAGTTTCATCAATAGTACCAGATTGCCAAGCAGGTACACCAGCAACTAAAGTTAATACTTGGTCATTGCTTCCTGCGGTTACTGATTGTATTGCACCAGTGCCGTTGCCTAGTAAAACAAGATTAGAGCCTAGTGTGGACGCTCCTGTGCCTCCGTAAGCTATTCCTATGTCTGTGCTGGTCCAGGTTCCTGTTGTTATTGTGCCTATAGTAGCTAGATTTGGTATTGATGTTACATTGTTAAGCGTTGTGGTTGATACTTCTGCTTTAGCACTATTCATTGAAGACAGATTTGCATTATAAACTGTCGGAAAATTAGACATAGTATCGCTTCCGCTTATCTCGGTTACTGTTGCGCCTAAAAGATTTTCTCTTATAAATCTGTCAATCTCCCATAATGGGACAAAATAATAAACAACCAATCCTAGGATTATGGTTGTTAATACTGATATTAAAATTGTTTTTAAATAATTCATACTTTAGAATCGTTAGTTATTGTTAAAATATTTTTGCTGTCCTTGTCAAATGGTCTACGTGGGTGGCTCCAAACGCCAGTATTATCATCCCAAATTAAAGGGTCTAATTCGTCCCAAGTCATAGAAGTGTCTTTATCTTCATTACTAAGGGCTAGAGTGTTCTTTGATTCTTTTGTAATAGTTAAAGCCATATTATCTATGTTCTATTGGAGCTATAGTCATTATTTTTTTCTTATCTTTTTCACGTCTTGAATAAAATGCAATCATTTCGTCGATACCCTCGTCAATTCTTTTTTCTAACAATGCCACTCTGTCTTTTTTATATGTAGAACAATATTCAACAGAAGCTAAATAAGCTAGTAAAACGTGGAAAGGTGATGCAATACCAGGCACGGATGTAGTATCAGTACCATCAGCATTAAACAAGTCTGCTGTTCGTTTAAATTGTACTTTAATACCGTCAGTTACAGTTACATCACTTGCACTTGGTGCTGGATATAATTTAATAGTATCACCAACTTTATCATAATAAATAGGTAAACCATCATCAGTTAAAAAGTCTTCTAATGGATAACTAAGCTGTGATTGGTCTACTGGTTGTATAATATTCCAATTACCATTAGCGTCTTTAATTTTAATATTCTCAATATCAAGAAAATCAACCGCAAAAGAGTATGAAGATTGAGTGTCTACTAAATCACCGGTCCCTACAGGCAAGTCAGTGTAGTTAGTGTCGTCCCATTGCCAAGTACCATCAGCATTTATTATCTTAGCTACTAACTGTTCTAAGGCTATATTAACATCTCTAGCTTTATCTTTTAACGGATATGACGTGGTAGTAGAGCTACATAAAAAATCTATTTTATGACAAATACTACTTTTATTTGTACTATCATTAAATTGCATAAATTTATATAATATTAATAAACGTATTTACCTAAAAAACGTAGGAACCAATATGACCTATTTTAATTTGTGGGTCACACCATATTTTAATACCCTCATTTCTTATTTGTCTACAGAACCAACTGTCTTCACCCATTTTAGTCATTCCAAAATCATAAGTTTCTGTATCATACCAGGGTTTTTTAATTTTATCGTAAATATTTGTTTTAACTAATGTGACACCGCCACCAACTGCTTTACATTCAAACAACTCTTTCGGTATATCACGTCTACCCATTAATCTATCTGCAACGCTTATTTTGTCATCATCAAAAAATTCCACTACTGGCATTAACGGGAATGCTCTTGAATTAGCTACTACACCAACAATATCTTTATTGTGTTTCAACAACTGATTAAGTGTACTAATCGGAAATATCATATCATCATCAGTACTTAATATATGCGTACATTTGTTTTTAATAGCTTGCATTGCTATATAAATTCTGTTCTCACTTATTGTATACCCTTGCGTAGCTATGATAATATGTTTTTCATATTTGCAGTCAAGCTCTAATAAAGATTTGACTGTTTGTGCTTTAACGCCTCTGTTAGTAGGCATCGCTATTGCTATTTTAATATCCATAATTTTCTATGTGTATAGATTTGGTTATTTATCAATAGTCGCTTATCTTATCCCCCCAACTATAAATTATTGAGGGAATGTAGAAGCAATCATTAAATAGACTACTACTCATTTAATCACGAAACGGTAATGTCAAACACCAATCCATCGTGTGCAGTAGGTACATTCAAGCCATAATCAACCCTAGAAATCATACCGACACCAGACTGTAGGTCTGGGTCTTCGGTAACTACTAATTGTCCGTAAGTTGATTTAAGGATTCCAATTTGCTGTATTTTCTTAACTCCGGCAAACAGATGCCCAGATGTATGAGAATTAGACACGTAATGGTCTACACCCATAAAATGATAACCTGATTTAATACCGTTTTTAAGAGCTTTGTCAGCTAAATTAAAACCATTAGCTTGTGCAAACTGTTCAAGGATTTCTAAGTCAGCATAACGCCAAACTATACAAATACCTTGCCTGTCTGCCAATTTCTGTCCGTTAGCTTCACCGATTTCACGCTTGATTCCCCTTATAATGTCATCAATATTAGTCGGGGCAACTGTAATGGTTCCGGCATCTCCACCAATAGAAGCATTAGTAAAGTTAGTCCAATTTCCGTGGTTTGCTAAAAATGCAGATTCAACGTGTTCGTTAATGACGTCACCTTGACGGCCAGCCATTTCCATTTGGTCAACTAAAGTACATTGAGCAAGGTCAGCTCTGTCAATAAAGACAGGTACTGGCTTATATGTGCTTACAGTAAGCTGGTCGTTAATTAAGGTGAAGTCTGAAAAGCCATAAGCTGTTCCACGAGTACCAGTTTGAATGGCAGGCTCGGAGGACATATACGGCATATTCATTGTACGAGTGTTTGAATATTTTACATTGCAAACTTCCTTCCAGTTGATTGGTGCGTCCAATCGTTCTTGCAGTTTAGTAGCCCATTCCTGGGGATATACTCCGCCCACGTTCGGGTCACTTCCTGCGGTCGTAAAAGTATTACTCACAATAAGTGTAAAACTTTCCAACTATGCAGATTTTGAAACAACAGATTGATTGGCAAATTGAGAACCCTGCTTATCCCTAGCAATTCTTGCGTTGAGTACATCTCGTCTGAGTTGTACTTGGTCAGCAGGTGGCATCTCTCCTTTGTCTATCCAATAATTTACACTACCCTTGCCAGATGTAGGCGCACGCTTTGTGCTGGATGGTGTAGCATCCTTTGTTTTTTGCACTTCAAGTTGTTCGTTAATCTCTGCTAATAAAAATTTATTAGTAACGGCTTGCTCTAACGTTTTGCCAGAGTTTTCAGCTAAATAATCCTTAATCGCTTTCTGCGCAATATCACTATCTAACTTTTTTGTTGATAGATAAGCTAATTGCCCATAGTCGAAATCGTCTTTATTAGGTTTATTAGGTTTGCCGTCTGGCTTCTTTTTTTCGATTGGCTTAAAAGTTTCTGGGTCAATTAACCCCTTTTCAATAAGTTTTTTTCTATACTTTACTTTTGATTCAATCGCTTTTGAAAGATTCTTTTGATTGTTTGAGCTTATTTCCATTCTTTCTTCTGCCAAATTAGTAATTAAGTCAGCTTGTATTTCTACATCTAGTCCGTGTTTCTCAACAATCTCAGCCTTAACATCATCTAATGTTGGCTGTTCTTTGGCATCTGCCATATAGTTTCACGCTTTTAAGTAAACATCTGTTTAAGATAAAAGCAAATATTTAATTATTAATCGCTTGCTGTGTACTCGGTAATATATACAGTAAAATCATTTGCACTTGTACCACTATAATTTCTGCACCACATTAAGTCGGCTGTTTGTGTACCACCTAAGATTTCGGCACCGTCAGTTGCTTCATTAATAGCTACACCAGTCCCTGCGGTTATGGTTGTACTAGAAGCGGCTGTTGCTTCGTTATTTACAATAAGTGTATGTGTGCAAGAACCATTAACAGGTAAGAAATGAGTTAATGTGCTAGACGCTGGTAAGGTTAAAGTGTGTAAACCGTCTGCACCACCATCGCTACTATTATCATATTCAATCCTTTCATATCTAGTTATTTCTCTAGCAAGCAAGGTTGATGCTTCTAAGGATGATGTTGTGGCCATAGTCCTGTTATAACTTATTTCTTTTTGAAAAAAGTTTACATCCTGATAGATGTCACCCCCAGGAAATGCCCCAAAGGTCACTTCATTTGTAGC